ATCGATTTATAAAAGTTTTATAGTAAACTAAAGAAAGGAAGAAGAATGTATTTACAGAATTATTATTATTATTTTCAAAAAGCTTTAACATCTGAGTTTTGTGATCGAATTATTGAACACGGAAAAAAACAAATTCAAGAAGAGGCTAAGGTTGCTGATCCCAACTTACAAAAAATTAGAAACTCTTCTATTGCTTGGATGCAGGATTTATGGTTATACGAAGCAATCGAACCTTATATAAAAGAGGCTAATGTAAAAGCAGGTTGGAACTTTGATTTGGTAGCATCGGAGACTTGTCAATTTACTATGTATAAAGAAAATCAATACTATAACTGGCATCGAGATTCTTTGAAAGAACCTTACAATAGACCCAATTCACATGAACATGGAATGATTAGAAAGTTATCCGTCACCGTTTCTTTAGAAGACGGAAATAACTATGAGGGCGGTAATCTTGAATTTGATTTACGTAATCGAGAAGATAGCCAACCTAATATTTTGTTTTCAGAAGAAGCAAGAGCTAAAGGATCGATTATTGTCTTTCCTTCTTTTGTTTGGCACCGAGTAGCCCCTGTTACGAAAGGCACTCGTTATTCTTTAGTAATATGGACGATTGGTCCTTCTTTTAAATAATCATGCAGTGGGAAATAAATAAATGGTTTGGTAATCCTATCTTTATTACCAAGTTAGAAAATCATGAAGAGTTAAATAAAGAAGTTTTAGAATTAATTAATAAAGATGTTCAACCCACTCGTTCTTCTTTCGCACGAACCACGGATATTGAATCTTCTTCACAGGGTATCACAGACGATCTACATCGTAATCCTCAGTTTCAAAATTTATTTGATGCAATTCAAAAACAAATCAAGACTTTCTTAGATGCCAATCAATATCGAATGGATGTTTTTGATCCTTATATTACAAAGGCTTGGGCTACTTTTTCAGTCAAAGGTCAACATATTGCTAGTCATAAACACACTGCTAGCCACTTTAGTTTGGTCTATTATGTTAAAGCAGAAGATCAAGGCAATGTTGTCTTTCAACCCGAAGAAGCTTTAAAAGGTGGACTCTATATCCCTGCTCGAGATGATTACTATAAGGGGTGGAGCGATATTAACTTTGCTTCTGTTACATATCCTTCTGAGACAGGGGGATTAATTATCTTCCCTAGCCATCTTCTTCACCACACTCAAGAGAATATGAAAGACACGCCTAGAATTAGTATATCCGCAGACATACTATTGACGATGAAAGAAGGGATTAAATCCGAGCATTGTTTACCCAGTCCTGAAACATGGAAGAAAATCTAGAATTCTAACAAAATTGTAGTATATTACAGGCTATGCCTTTTCAAAATTTTGTTATAAAACCGGGAATCAATAAAGAAGTCACAGAATACACGGGCCAAGGTCAATGGGTCGATGGTGATAATGTTCGTTTCTTTCAAGGACTACCACAGAAAATAGGAGGTTGGACACGTTTAATTCCTCAAACGATCGTGGGCGTTGCTCGAGATACTCACAGTTTCGTAGGTCTCGATGGACGTAAATATCTTGCTATAGGTACGGATAAAAAACTCTACATTTTTGTCGATGACCTTCTTTATGATATTACTCCTATTCGACAAACTAATACAGCGGTTAGTAATGTTTTTACAACTTTTGCTAATTCATCTAACGTTAATGTAAAAATTCCAGACCATAGTGCTCGAAAAGGAGACTTTGTTACTTTTTCTAATACAACTTTTTCTAATGCTAGTTCTGATTTTGATGCCACAACCTTTACAGGGGAGTTTGAAATTCAAGCAGTTGTTAATGCTAATACTTTTACGATTAATACAAGCACTGTCACTGCTAACGGAACAGTTACAACAAATGATGAGGGAGCTACAGATGTCGCTAATCAAGGATCAACCACCGCCGCTTTTCAAATAACCACGGGTGTGGATATATCAACTTCAGGTTATGGTTGGGGTACAGACACATGGGGATCCGGACAGTGGGGCACACCTTCCAACCAATTAAATCTAAATGGTGCTTTCACTACTACTACTGGTTCTGATGTCGTTACAGTTAATGTGGACGGTTTAAATGCTTCCGTCTCTGATGGAGATGCCATTGAATTTAATGACACGGGTAATCTAAGTACAAGTACAAGTTTTTCAACAGCAAACTTCAATGATAATATTTTTACAGTTTCTAATGTTGTTCAAGAAACAAATGTTAATGCTTCTACTTTTGGGCAAGTTGTAACTTTTGATATTACTCAAGTGGGTAATGAAGCAAATGCGGGTATTACTAATACAGGAACAAGTATCTTAGTTTACAAGATTGGATCTCCTGTTACTCTCGAAGCAAGACTTTGGTCTTTAGATAACTTTGGAGAAGATTTAATTGCTACTCCTTTAAATGGAAATGTTTTCCGTTGGGATACGTCTCGAGGTGTCACGGAAAGAGCAGCTGTTGTTGCAAACGCTCCTACTCGTAATCGTTTTGGTTTTGTTTCTACCCCTGATCGACATTTAATTTTATTTGGATCGGAAACCGAGGTCGGTAATTCTTCGAGTCAAGATGATTTATTAATTCGTTTCTCGAGCCAAGAAGATATTAACACCTATCAACCCACTGCCGAAAACACTGCAGGTTCTTTACGTATTGGTGATGGTTCGAAGATTGTGGGAGCGGTGCGATCTAGAGGTGCTATCCTTGTTTGGACGGATACTTCTCTTCATCAAATGCAATTTATTGGTCCTCCTTTTACTTTTGGTTTACGACAACTGGGCCAGAACTGTGGATTAGTGGGGCAACATGCAGGTATTGATATTAACGGTGTTGCTTATTGGATGTCTCAAAATAACTTTCACGTCTACGATGGTGCGGTGCGTCACTTACCGTGCACCGTGGAACAATTTGTGTTTGATAATCTTAGTTTAACAGCTTCTCAAAACTCTTTTGTGGGACACAACGAAGAATACAATGAACTAATGTGGTTCTATGCAACTCAAGCTAATGATCAAGTGGATGCAATGGTTGCTTATAATTATTTAGAACGAACTTGGTGGACTGGTTCTTTATCCAGAACAACTTACATTGATAAAGGAGATTTCTCTAATCCTATTGGAACAAAGTACTACGAGAATCTTTACGGTAATACCAGCACTATTTATGGTTTAAGTAGTGGAGCTAGTTATATCTATGATCAAGAAGTAGGAACTGATTCTTTAGATGAAAATGGTAATCCTATTGCTTTAAACTCTTATTTAAAATCAGGTGTCGTCGATTTAGGTGAAGGAGATCAGTTTACCTTTATTAAAAGATTTATTCCTGATATTCAAAATCAAACAGGAACAGTCGACCTAAACTTTGAATTTAAAAGCTATCCTTTTGATTCTAATGGAGTGTCGAAGACTTTTAGTTTCACTGATACCAGTGATAAAGTAGATATGAGAGGGCGAGGAAGACAGTTTACAGCAAACGTAATATCAAATACACTAGGGGCAAATTGGCGTTTGGGTACAATTCGTTTTGATATTCAACCCGATGGAATGAGATAATGGCTAAATTAACAATACAACGTTTTCCTGATCCCCCTCAAGAATATGATTTTCAAAACTTCAACGAAGTTATTCGATTACTAGAACAGTTAATCCAACAATTAAATGCTTCTTACACTCAAGATACCTTAGATGAGGCCACTCGTCGAGCTTGGTTTTTTGGAGGGACAAATAACTAATGACTGACGTTTTTAAAAATTTTACAGGGAATGTAACTACTTCTTCTCAAGAAATGTTTGCTGTTCCTGTTTCGAATGTTGCTAATAATGAGCCTGTTACCACCTATGTAGCTAAATCTATTTATATAGTTCATAGTGTACCCTCTCCTTCAAAAACACAGTTTACATTAACTCATTTTGATGCAAGCGCTAATGCCAACATTTCTTTAGTGGCAGAAAGTAAGACGACAGAATCCTTTAATGTATTGGCCCAAGGCCCTTATGTTTTTGAATCGGGCGACACTCTTTCTGTATCCGCTAATAATGCTAATCAATTAGTGTATTCTGTATCCTTATTATCCGTAAAACAACAAATCTAATGAAAGGTAAACACAATGGCTAAAATCATAGACGAACCGAAAATCCTTCGATACGAATATGACATTAACGGCGAAAAAATTCCTGTTTACAGTGCAAAGGTAGAAACAACTATCACAAACACAAGAACAGGAGTGGAGTATAATTCAGAAGAGGAAATGAATGCAGATATTGCAGATCCTAATACTGAAACTACAGAAGCAGATATTCGTCGAGATGTGAATGTTTTTGCTCCAAGGTTATTTACAGGCGCCGTAACACCTAAGAAGTAGTGAAAGATATATTCTTTTTACGAACCGCGAAGACGGGCTCAAGCTCCCTGTCGCATTGGTGTCAATTACATCAAACGTATATCACCAATAATATGGTACCTTTAGATAAAGGGGATAATGCAGGGTTAAAAGAAAAACTAGCAGAGAAGAAGTATTATATATTTACCATTGTCCGTAATCCTTTTACTCGTGCAATCTCTTGTTGGAAACAAGCTATTCGTATTTGTTGGATTCATAAAGATGTTCCTTTTAAGGATTACCTAGAAATACCTTTTCATCAAATACTCGACCCTCATTATAAGACACATAATATTCCTCTAGCTGATTACTTAGGAGAGTATTTAAAACAAATAGATAAGGTTGCTAAATTAGAAAGTATTCAAGAAGATATGGATCAAATCTGTGATGAGTTAAATCTAGAGAAAACAAAGATCCGTCATGATCGATTGGGTGAATATGATAAAGAAGAAGAATATCAAGTATATAATGATTCAAGCATCGTGGATAAAATTAAAGAACTATATGCTGTAGATTTTGAAACGTTTAATTATTCTAAA